CCTTCGTCACCAGCGTCGATATCATCAACAAAGTCGTCACCAGCGTCGCCGCCAATGTCACCTGAGTCTTCTTCGTCGCCTGCTTCTGCAAAGCCAAAACTTTCTTCCATATCTTCATCTTCTTCAGCAGCTTCTTCTAACTCTTCGTCGTCTTCTGCGGCCTCATCTAATTCTTCTTCATCAGCTTCTTCAGTTGTGAAGTCTTCTGATAAGATGTTCTCGTAAATTTCACGAGATTTTTCAACTACTAGTTGATGGAAAAGCTCTTTGGCTTTGTCACTTTCTTCATTAACAAGATGCTCTAGCATCTGCTCGAACTTTGATCGATCAGTCATGTTTATCTCCTTTATTGTATTGCAAGGCTGTCAAATATATTTACACTTAATTGTAATAAATGGGGTATAATGGTGGAATTTTTACATATTTTAGAAAAAAATTCTAAAAAAAAATGTATTTTTTAATTTTAGGCAGGCGGAGCTGCTGGGGTCATGTACATTGACTGTACAAGTTCTAATTCTTTTTCTTGTTCTAAAATATGACTCTCTGAAGCTTTTCTTAGTTCATTTATTTGACGTAACGTTAGTCTAGTCTTACGTGTGTCTTTACGTTTTAGACTAGAAGTATCGTGACTTGGCGAGTACTGCAAGTCATTGGATATAGACTTCATATCTTTGTCAGCGTAAAATAATTCTCTAAGTATCATAATAATATTTATGCAGCAGGCGGAGTTGCTGCTGGTACTGGAGCGGCTGCGCCTGGCACTGCTGCTTCACCTGCGGCTGCGCCTGCTTCTGGAGGTGCTGTTTCGTCAGATAAGTCACTTAAATCGCTTTCAATACCTGCTGAACTAATGCCTGCGCCACGTAGTTCACCTGAGCTGTCTGTAGGAATAGTATTGCCTTTGCCGTTTTCTTCTGACCATAGGCGTTCGTTTTCTGCTAACTCTTCGTCTGTCATGCCTAGGAAACGTTTCATAGCAAAACGTTTGCTCATAAACGGCACTTGACTCATAGTTTGGAACTGCGGTACACGCTGGCCGTCTAGCTCTGCTTGACGATATGTTGCAAAGTTCTGTGGAGGTTGGAACTGAACTTCAAACAAACTTGAGTCAATATTGACTCCACGATCATGCAAATATAGTTTAAACTCTTGATCTATAACGTCTTGCATTAGACTTTGTAATCGTTGGCAATAATTATTAAAACGTAGTTCTTGAATATATGCTGTGCCAACTCGCCCATCGTTATACTGCGCTTGGCTATCATCTGCACCTGTAGGCAGATAGCTACTTGGAATTCTTAAACCACGGAATAATTTGTTAGTGAAGTAACGTAGGTCGTCAATTTCACCAAGATTAGTACCACCTGGAAGTGTTTCAACTTTTGATCCACGTCCTTCTGCAGTCTGTGGAAAGAAGTAATCTTCATTGATACTTAATGGATTATATGCCGAATCAATAACGTTAGTACCACCGCCTGTACTGCTAGGTAATCTACGTTGATGTATTTCATTCTTAACTCTTTCAACAAAGCTCATAGCCAAGTGACTTGGCATGTTACCTACGTCAACATAGAACACTCTACGCTCAGGAGCACGTTGTACACGATAGATAATGATAGCATCTTCAAGTAATTCTTTTTGCTTAAACACTTTAAAAATGTTTTCTAATAAGCTGTTACCAAACGGATAGTTATTGTCTAAACCTTCTGATAAACTTAGATGAATAACGTGTTTTGCTTCAATTGCTACTTCATTTTGATTGTTACTAAAGCGTGTACCATTACTAACTGGATATGATCCTGCTTGTCCACGAGCAGCAGCTCCGCCTGCGATATATGCAGTGCCACGATTGTTGCTGTTCTGTTGATTAGGATTAATTGCAGTAACAACTAGGTTTTGAAAGTTAGGATTTAAGTCACGGATAACATACTGCTCTGGTGCTTTGCCTTCACTTTCATTTACAATAATCTTAGTAATCTTACCTGGATCAATGTAAGTCCATTTCTTGTTTTCAGGGTCGCGAACAAAGAACGCATCGCCGTATTTGAACACATTACGCACGATTCTAAAGATTCTAGTTTCAAATTTTTGTAGTTTACACCACTGCTGTAAGTACTCGCGAAGGATAGCAATTTCGCTGTTAGTAGCCTTATTTCTATAGAATAGTGTAAAAGGAGTTTGATTTTCTCTATTCTTTTGTGAACAGAACTCTGCAATAATATCTAGAGCAGCATTAACTTCGCTGTCCATATCCATAGTATCGTACTGCAAATAACGATCAACACGATTAGGTGCGCCAGTATAAACATCTGGTAAGTAGGAACTGTAGTTTGCGCGAGCTGGTCCAGGACGTGACGAACCGTTGCCCATTGGACTGTAGTTGCCAGATGTAGCATCAGCAGCTACAGGTGTAAAGAATTTTTTCCAGCTCATTTAGTATCTCATTATTTGTTATACAGATTAGCACTACTGCTTTTAGCAGCCTTAGCTGTAGATCTGTGACCAGAATCGCTAATTTCAATCAGCTGACCCATTAACATATTTAAGCTATTCATGCTCTTAAGTAGGTCATCAAGAGTAGCCGATTTCTCAGATTTAGCTTTTGAAGCTCCTTCTTTTGATGCATCTGCACCTTGTTTAGCTACTTCAGCTTTTAATTTTTCTCTTTTTTCTTCAGCTTGCTCTGCTTCAGTCTTTTCTACTTTCTTTTCAGGAACAGCAGCAGCAATTGATTTTGGTTTAGCAATAGGCAATCCGCTTGAACTTAATGAAAAACTATCTATAGTGATGCCGCGACCTTGACTAGCAGTTGGGCTTGCATCTTTAGCCGCTGTGTTTAACGCATCAGCTGAGCGATTTGGTATCTGTTTAGCTTCTTGTACATCAAATCTTTCGCCGTCTATAGGGCCTTGACTTTTCATTGCTCCTGCTAAATCGCCAAACTCAGTATCAGGATACATCCTTTCTTGGGCAGCTTTCATTGCCCCTGCTAAATCGCCAAACTCGGTATCTATAGGCATAGCACTGTCGATATCTGTATACACACGATTCATTATATCGTCGGTATCGCTCCAGCCGTCTGAATACTTAGACATAGCGTCTATTTGTTTGTTTGTTAGTTTTTCTATTTGCCCGTCTAGTTGTTCAGCTTCATCAAATATTTCATTCCACTCTGTACTGCTACGTGCCATACCGTCATTCATGATGTTTTCAAGTTCTTGGCGGCGATTGCTTGCGTATTCGAGAGCGGCAGCTGTTTGATCTATAGAATCTAAAGGAATTGCTTCTTGTAGATCAGTCGCCATCTTAGCAACTATATTATCAAAATTTCCTCCAAACTCGTCAAACGATTTTTCAAACGGCTTCATCATTTCAGCCATGTCTATTTCAGGAATTTTTACAGTAGTAGAAGTTCCGCCGCTAACAGTAGTTTTGATATCTTGAGAGATTTTGTTAAGATCTAATCCTAAACTTTGCATTGTTAGAGTTGGCTGATCTAATTTAGGCATTTCTAACTTGGGCAGTTCTAACTTAGTGGGCATACCTGCTGTTATTTTGCTAAAATCTAAATTCTTTGATAGATTGTTAAATGCAGTTGCGGCACCTTTATCCATCATACCTTTAGCAAGATTCATCTGTTGCTCACCGTTTAGAACAACTTCTCCTGGCTTGGTAATTTCTAATATTGATCCAACATCTTCAAACATCTTGCCTGCACCGTAGGTACCACCAGAACGTGGTTTAGGAGTCACTGCATCAACTAGTTTTTCAGCACCTTTACCTACATTGCTGGTTACTGCAGCAACTTGATAACCAGCAACAGTGGCTAGATCACCTCTAGGCTTTTCTCCCTTTTCGTATTGTTCTCTACCTTTGAGTATTTCGCCTTCAGTTGCACCAATATTTCCTTTTTCTCTAGCACCTGGAATAAATGCTGATCTTGCATTTAGTACAGTGTCAGCTAGCTTGATCAATGCAGGGTTTAAATCTTTCTGTATAGGAACAACTAGACTATTTTGAATAACACTGCCAGCATCTTTAAAACGCTGTTCAGCATTGACCATGGCTTTAGTTGCACCCATTGATGCATCTTGTTCTGCTTTGGCTTTGTCTCTAGCCATTAATAACAATTCTTCATCAGTTTTGTTTTTGTTTGCAGGATCTTTCTTTAGTAATTCAAAATTATCAGCCAACGCTTTGTTATTCATGTATAGTCTAGCAGCATTTTCAGTAGCTGCGCCACCAAACGTGTTTAACATGGCCATGTTTTGGAAACTGGCATCTTTATTGTTTTTAGCAGACTCAGCAAAGGCAGCTGTGTTTCTTCTAGCTGCTTCTTCAAAATTTCCTGCGGCAGTTGCTTGTGCAGCCTTTGCACTTTCAATACCTGCACGTCCAGCCATTACTTGTTCGTTGGCTGCTTGCTTGCTCATTACTTGACCATAGGCAAATGTTTCTTTAAACGATTGTCCTAGCCCCATTGCTTCAGCTTTAGCAAATTCTGCTGTAATTTTTGTCCTATATTGTGCAGCTTCTACCTCACCCATGTTTCGAGTAGCTTGGTCTAATTTAACATTAAAGGCTGCATCTGCTTGTAATTTCTTAGCACCTTCCATTTGTTCTTGGCGGCTTTTACCAGTTAGTTTAGCAGTTAGGTCCATTTCAGTAGCTAGTGCAGTAGCTGCTTGAATAGCAATAGCATCACGCTCTTTGCCTTGTCGCATGCTGTTGCCAATCATGCCAGCTTGCAGTGCTAGAGTTTCATTTAGGTCTTTGTTAGTAACACCCATTTGTCTTAGTCTGTCAGTAGTTTCTCCATACTGATCATACATAACCTTACTAACTCTAGCAAATTCTACAGCACCTTGATTAATTGTTCCGCCAAATCCTGCTAAAAAAGTTGAATTTTTACCAACCATATCAGCAAATTCGCCAAGGTCCATACG